GTATCTCGAACATAACCAGCATCAACTCGGTATATATACGCGCCAATATTGGCCCAAGAACAATCATACCGATGCCGCTAACTGGCTCGACGAATGCCGTAAATATGCCAGCGATAACACAACCGACCATAGCGATATAACTCAGAATCTTTAAGATTCCCGGAGTTATCATATATTTATAACTTAAGAAGTCACTCATAATGTTTATTTTGTTTTACTAATTATAGAATACGATCCTATAAAATTTGTTTTAAAAGAATAGGCTCCCCGCATTAGACTGGCGTTCTTGGGCTGGAGCTTGTTCGCTCCCCGAGGTTAACCAACTGCTGCTTTGTATTTTATCTCCTAAGCCGTAGATAGGCTTAATCCCTAAATCTAGACAGAGTTTATGCTCTGGCTTTTCGGCGTCGATAGTTCTATCCCCTCCGTTGCAGAACGCTATCTTGTCGTATCTATCTTTGAAAACGCTGTTGATCCACTCCAAGGTCTTACAAACGGTATCGTCATCGTCGATAGATAGAAGAGCCATTGTAACCGGCTTAAAAGCTTGTGTTATTGTTAATCTCTCCCGCCAATTCATGAACGCCTTACCTTTTTTACGTTCTAGGAACTTATCATCATTGACTATCACAAACAAATGATCGGCCATGCTTTTAGCCTTTTCGAAACATTCTAAATGCCCGACATGGACGGGATCAAATCCACCACTAACTATTGCTAATTTCATCACTTAAAATACCAATGTTCTTCTATTGGGGAAACCGGGTCAAGGCGACTCGCTCCAACTACGTAATTGACGGGGCCACCTCCTATGTATTGCTTCACCTCTTTAATAGACTCAAATTTGCCACTTGATATTTGACCTAATATTTCCACCATTAAGAAAGGGGGAGACTTTACTAAAATCTCCGAGCTTAGTCTCGCTAAAATGTATAATTTTGGGCTCCTTTCTAGATACTCCCTTTTGGGTATTTTAAGCTCTGTCTCTCCCCATGAGCCGCCGTAAAATGTTGAAGTCTTAACTTCTGCTCCGTTCTTGAAATCTACGCCATCATCTCTTACGGAGTATATCTTCCTATCTATATCTTCGCCTATAAACTTTCCGTAAGCATACTCTCCAATAACGCCAGCTATATGGGGGATGTGTCTTTCAGTTACCTCTAAGTTGTACAAGTTGACTACTTTGTTAGTCTTATATTTTTTGAAGCTTCCGTGTTTGCTTGCGTTTCTAAATGATATATCTTTAGCTTCATGCCTGCTTTTACCTACTTGGGCTAAATCTTTTAGCTGACTGTTGTTAAGCCTGATAGACTTCATTATATTCATTTTATTAGCGGATTACTCGATAGCTATCCTCATCTTTGTGGTGGGTACTTATCTCCACGAACTTAACAAGGTTGTCCCCAGCTATCAGCTTATGGGGAATAAGCCTATTTAAAGAAAATGATTCTCCTTCTTCTATATAATTCTCAGTAACTTCGGTTGTTTGTGTATCTACCGTATTTACTTGTAAGCGGCCCTCTAAGACATAAAAAGTCTCATGCTTTAAAGAGTGAAAATGTAAGGAAGTAGAATTTCCGGGAAATATCTCTAGGATCTTTCCGCAATAGTTCTCCTTCTCATTGTTGGCCATCCATATTTCTCGTCCCCAGCTCTTTTGGACTATCTTTACGTTCTCTTTCGCGGTTATCATTGCATTCATCACATAGAAGAACCAATTTACCACGTTGGGGCACCCAAGTCAAGCTAATTTCGTCAAATGACTTTTTGCAGTCCAAGCATTCGGACACTAGTTTTCCTTCCGTTTGTCGTACTGCCTACGCATTTCATTATGGTCAATCTTCCTGTCTATGTTCTCTTGACCGTTTTGAAGTCTTTCTAGCCTTTGTAAGACATACTCTCTCTTGTCGTCATTCTCTGTTTTAGCTAAATACTCTAAGCTTTTTTCTATAACGCGAGGATCAACTACGGGCCTACGGGAAGGAACTTTAACAACGTTAGCGGAAGGAGGGGTGGGATTCTTGTTGTCTTTGTTGCTTTTGCTCTCTTCTTTTCTGTCTCGTGAATAACGACTAGAGAGGGAAGTTTTCTTAGTTGTCGGCGCTTTTGTTATAATACTTGGAAGTCTGTTGGCTTTAAAGTTTAGTAGCTGGAGGTTACCGTTGGATGAAATAAGAGCTGAATCTTTGAGTATGTTTTTAACCTCAATATTATATTGCCTTTCGTTTGCTCCAAGCGAAACAAATTTGTCCGACTGCCCAACTCCTCTAAGAACAAGATGGACCTTATTGGTTCCGTTCCACCTAGTAATACCGGTCATAAAAACACTTGGAGCTAAAATTTCACTAACTGGTGGCAAAAGTGGAGTGGGCGCTTTACTTGTTAAGTTAAAGGCATTCCTTGTCACTATGTTGTTATATGTGTTCGTCTCCCCAGCGTGAAGACTGACGGTAAAGAATATCAATATTAACTTTTTCATACTATAACATTACACTTACTCTTTTTCTAGCGTAGCTATGTATCTATTAAGATCACAAGTCTCTTGAAGTAAGTCCATGCTTATCTCACGCCAATACTTGCCAACGTCTCTCAGGGCTTCATTTTGATCTCTTAATTCCTCTAGATACTGCTGCGCTTTGTCTATGTGAGGGCAGGTGGGACCCGGAATAGGAGGGCATTCTCGGTACAGCTCTTTATACTTTTGACTTGGGAAGCTTCTTTTTTTGGGCGGTTTTCCGAGCTTTCTCATGCTTTTTTAAGTGTCTCTTTACCGGCTCAGTTTCTTGATTTGTTGGGGTTACTGTCTGTTTCATCGCCCAAGTACCCAAATAAAAAAGAACGCCTTGCAGAAAATTAAATATTTTGTACTTTAGTGTTTTACGGAAGGCGTCTCTCGTCTTCTTTTTAGCTTTCCATTCTTTATCCGCTTCTTCTTTTTCTTCGGCAGTTCTGGAAACCTCAAACCTAACTAAAAGTTTTGTGTCTACAACCCCTTCAACAAAAGTAAAGATAAATTCAACCCAGTAAGAATCTCCTTTGTCGTTTTCGAAGTTTTCATAAAAACTAACCGCGCCAGTATGAGGGGTAAAAACCCACTTCTTTTTCCCCTCGATATGAGGAAGGTGCTTGTCGCTCTTATAAAGCTTATGTCTGTAAACTTTGTAAATGCAAAGAGAGTTCTCTAAACACTTGGTTTGGTAGTTGTCATTCTTGATTAACTTCTCCTGCTGTTTCGTTAGGATACCTCTAAGGTAGGACTTCGGTACGATTATGTCGTCAAACATTCCCATTATCAGTCTAACCTTTTAATTCTGTATCCAGATGTCTCTACGTCCACGGGGTTAAAGAAGTCTAAATCTTCCTGTGACATATATTTAGACAAAAGTTTAGTTGGGTCTTTGGGGTTTTCGCTATTCAGCTCATCTTCAATAGCTTGAATATCCACGCCTTCTTCAAGTTTAACACCCATTACCACACCGTTCTTGCTATTCCAGCTTATAATTACCTTATTCTTCATAGGTTTAATGTTTGACGAATGGACTGCTGACAAGCTTCACATATTAATACAGCTTCATACGCCAGTACTTCCAAAGCCCCCTTGTCCCCTATTGGATGCAGCCAGCTCTTCTACGTCGTTCCATTCTACCTCGTGACATTTCTCTATTATAATTTGAGCAATCCTTGTTCCTGCGGGAAGTGTGACGGATGAGTCTCCTAAATTAATCAAAACCACTCCGATTTCATTCCTGTAACCAGAATCTATTACACCTGCCAAAACGTCTATCCCTTTCTTAACGGCAAGTCCACTTCTGGGAGCAACTCTTCCGTAGAACCCTTCTGGAATCTCCATTGATATCCCAGTAGGAACAACAGTTCTTCCCATAGGTGGAATTTCCTTCTGTTCTACGCTGGTTAGATCATACCCAGCATCAAACGGCGCTCCTTGAGTTGGAAGTATTGCGTCAGGGTGAAGTTTTAGTGCGTTTATTTTCATTGCTTTTAGTCCTTTGTATTCCATTATCTTATGGGGCAAGCTCCGCCATCGCATTCTAGGCCGTCTAAAACGTGACCGTTGCCAACTTTAACAGCAGATACCTTCTTGATGCCGAGCCTAAGTGAATTGTATCGCTTTTCGTCTATTTCTTCGTAAGGAGCCTGATCAAAGCCATGCTCTTGGTGAAGTAAAAAGGAGACGCTTTTAATATTATTTTTGTAATTCTTTCTCAACCAATCTTTTATTTCTTGTAGTTCTTCTTTCTTGTAATAGACAGTGCAAGAGACAGCGTTGTCAGACCATTCTTTCTGGATTCTTTTAACTAAGTCTAATTGATCGACAGCTTTCATATCTTTTGTAAGTACAGCTTCTTTTCCGGACTCGCAGGGGAACTCGACTATCACAGTGTCTCGGTTAAGGGAGCCGTCAAAGTTTTTAACGAACTCGATATGGTACCCCATTTCCTTGCAGGTCTCGACTAAGGCATCTTGGCTAGACATCCTGACACGACGGATATAATATTGAGAATAAGATGGATGTACCCCCGGTGTTGCTCCCGCCAACAGGCTCAGTGTGCCACTAGGCTTAACTGTTGTGAGCTTTATGCTTTCCGGCCATCCTCGCTTTTTGCTCCACTCCTTGTCATAGGCTTTCAGTGCCTCATAGCAATCCCCCAGCCACTCTAGCTTCTTATCGTGTAAGCTCTGGCAGATTCCCGTAACGCCTTGCCCTATTCTAAAATTTTTATGAACTATCTTATTTGTATCGTCATGGATAAAGGGCAAAGCGCATATGGCTTTTTGGGTTTTATAGAGAAGTTTTGAACACTCTATCAATTCCTGTTTCGATTCTATGTTATTTAAGTATAGCTCCGCAAGATTGCAACATTCCTTATCTGCTAAGGAGATTTCCCCGCAAGGGTTTGTTCCTTCACAGTTTTCTTTCGCCTTCTCTCCAGTCCTTCCAAATTTAGAACTTAAAGCGACGTTAAAAAAACCATAAGGCTCTCCATTGCCAGCGTAACCGTCCCAAACCCCTTCTGCTATATGATCGTAGCTGTCGCAATAAATGGTATTATTGCTCATAGCTCTCCAGTTTGGAATATTGCCCAAGTCCCATCTTTTAGCTTTTATATATAGATAGTCGTCTGGATCGCCTAGGGCGATTTCTGCAGATCGTCTGACGTTCCCAGCGACGACAACAGAGCCAATGATATTAGCAACATCTAAAACGTCAATGCTCCGAAGCTTTTTGCCTTCGCGTTCCTTAATGACTCCTATGATTTTCCCTATTCCGTCTACTAAGATTTCCGGCCCACTTGCTGTTCCTCCAAATCCTCCAATAGGTTTCCCTGCGCCTCTAACGAGAACGGTTGAATAGTTGAAGGATTTTCCGGTTACAAAAAGAGCGTCTAAGACCTTACTTAATAACCTAACCCATCCTTCTCTGCTGTCGGGAACTATAAAGTCTGCATCGTTTGTGTTTTTGACAGAAATTTCGACATTCCTTTTAACCCTTGGAAGTTCGTGGATATCTTCTCGCCTTATCGAATAACCAACTCCGCCGCCCAGCATTAAATTCTCAAATATAAAACAAAAGTCCTCTGGCTTTTTAATGGCCGTGAACCAACAGTTAAGGAGACTGTTACCCCCGAATCTATCAACGGTAGAAGTCCCTAACTGCCAGAGCCCACGCCCAGCAAAATTACATTTAAGATTAAAGACTAAATCAAAAAGTTTTTCAGCCTCTTTCCTTGTGTATTCTGCTCCTATTTTCTGAGCACCGTTAATACATCTAGCTACGGTTTCCGACCACTCTTCAAGGCTTCCATCTTCCTTGGGCCTAGAATATGTTCTCTTATAAACAATATAACCTAGGCCATTAAAGCCCCATTTCGGTTGTTTGTTTTTATATTTTGATAAGAAGTCGTTAGTTAGTATGCTGTCGGTGTCTTTTTTTTTCATTTGTTAAAATCCAAGTCTTAATTGGTGTTCATTGCTATATCTATTCTACAGTTAATTTAGTATTATGTACCGAAAAAAATAGCATGGAGCTTTATGACTCCATGCTAATGCGGTAATATTGTTTTAGTTTATCAATTTATTTTGACCTGCAAAGGCTTTGAATCCTCAAGCTTCTCCACCTTAACTGAAAGAAGCCCGTTTTTAAGTTCTGCAGAAATCTTAGAGGGGTCAGAATTTTCTGGCATCAAAAACCTTTCTGATACGTTCTTTTTGCTGCCTCTTACCTCCTTGAATCCTTTAATGATTAGATATTTACCAGATAGGTGCTTTGAGGGCTGCACTTCCATAGTAATATCTTTTTTATCAAAACCGGCTAACTCCAACTCTAGGCTATACTCTTCCTCGTCATCCGAGAAACAGTTTACTCTTCTTGGCTCGGTGTCGAATAAAGCTGCCCAAGATGGGAATAATCTAACCGCTTCGCTTGTGAGGTCCTGAATAGAACCATCTACTCCATAATACTCTTTTTCGTATTTTGTCATACAGATGTTATTATAGCAAACAACGTGCCAAGTTTAATTTTCTCGTTTTCAAAGGGGTTTTTCGCATTTTTTTAAAAAGGTGTGACACTTAGTGTGACATTAATTCTCTCTTACAAAAAATACCTGTGTCAATCTGGCATCATCCTTTGTGGAGCCAAAATAACCTGTTGACTTATGTAAGTCAGTAGGTTTGTAAAATACCGCGCTGTTGTAGATATTTTCGAATTCTTGCTTTACGTCATAGCGGGAAACATCGCCTGCGACATCACCTTCGTCATCTTTCAATGATTCAATGGTTTCGCCTTCTTTGGGTTGGTAAATGGTTGTGCCGCTATTGGCGGGGGGATTTGGGGATAGGTAAACTACACCAACTCGAGTAAAGCCTTGGGTCATGACGTCTTGGTGAACCCAACTATCCCCGTCTTTCGCCCTGCAAAATTGGTAAAAAGTTTCAAAATAGACATCTTTACCGTCTGGCCATCCCATTACTTTATAAAAAGACTTCCAGAAAATTTCGAAAGCTTTCTCATTTACTGCTGATATGTATTCAGTTCTTAGTCCGGGCCAATTCCCATTCGTAGGATGCTCCTTACAAGGCCAAACTTGGAGCTTCATTGCTCCTGCTCTTACCTCGTCTGGGTCTGCAAAAAAATTGTTTACTTGTCTCATTTCTTGTTTTTAATTCTTGAGATTAGCTCAAATATTTTTGTTTTACTAATGTCGTTTACACTGTTTAGTTCTTCTGCATCGGTATAGCCTTCTGCTACTAACCTTTTCTTTAAGTTGTCGAATGTAACGCCTTTAGATTTCATAGCTGCCGCAAGTATTTGAGCAGGGTCATTAGAGGAATTAGATGAATCGGAATCCCCGTTTGGCGTAAACGGGTTCATCGTGGAGTTCTTTGACATCTCATCAGCAGAAACAATATTGATTCTTAGGAAATTCCTAACGCTTCTGCAAAAAGCTCTGTTCTCCGCCATTTCTGCCAGATAAAGCTGTCCAAAATCCTTCGTATTGTGGAGCGTCGTACTAGCTAAAGATTCAAAAGACACCGCTCTACCCTCAGTCTCAAAATTGGGAATCCACTCTATCCTGCATGAAGCGCAAACGTAATCTTCTCTGGCCTCGTATATTTTATAGTCTACTTTAGTATAGCCGCGTTTTTGCGACAGATCTTTTAAGCCTCCTAAAAGAATAATCAAATCCCTGTCTTGGAGCTTGGATATATCCGCCTCTTTAGTTCTATCTTTGTTGGGGACCAAAAATTCTGATCTCACCATCTTTCTCCAATCTATTAAGCCGTTATCTTCGAATGTGTAGTCGAGGCCTTCGATCAAGCCGTCGTCATCCCTCTTTACGGTTCGTGTCGTTAGTTTCTTCTTCGCCGCTGTCATGTTTTTTAGTCTATCTCGTCGGGGCGACAAAGTCAAGGAGTTTTTTTGAGTATCCTAATATGATCCAAGTCTTTGAAGAAGTTGGGGTTATCTGGTATTTGATAAACGTCAGAAGGATCCATCCTTGATGCTGGCTCTCCGTTTTCTAAAGCCGCTTGGCTCGCGTAGAACTTGGACTTGTGAATAGTATACTTATTGGTTTGATAAAAAAGCTTTTTAATACTTTCTCCTTCTAGCTGTTTAACTTCATCTGCCCTATCTATCTTAACTCTTGTAACCTTAGGGTAGTCTAAAAACTTAAATTTAATTTTCTCGAACTCTTCATCGCTGGCGAATGTTGCAAGTGTGCATTTTAAGCCTTCGGAAATAACTTCGTCATAGAAGGACGCCCTTGATCTCTCGTCTATTATGTAGATTATTGTATCAATCCTTTTTTTGTTTTTGGTTAGTATGTTTATGTCGATAGGTTTATCAATCATTAAAGAATACTTGCCATCGATTGAAAGTTGTGCGTCTATTTTTTCGGGTGTGGTGTTTGTGTTTTTTATATCTGCTCTTATGTAACTTGTCTGGCCATCCATGTTTGATATTTTAACAACCTCATCTGGGACTGACTCGACTAAACCAATATGGAAGAATTTACCAGTGTATAACGTTTCGTATTCGTAGTCGAAATCTAGACCTAAAAGCTTACAAACAGACTTAGTGATATCCTCTGGAGCTATTGTATTTATGGTCTTCGGTTCTTCATTATGTGCGTAAGTTGGTTTGTCTCCGTCTTTGTCAGACTCTAACAATATCACATCCTCTTCTTTTGACCAGTAGGGGCCAGAGTGACAGGCATATTTATTAGAATAGAGTGCTACTATTTTTTTCCCATATCCAGAGGCTAAGTGAATCGGAAGACTGTCAACTCCAAGGTGCAACATTGAACGCCTTATAACGTAGGCCAACTGATTAACGGAAGTGCGACCAAGCAAGTTATGGCAATTCTTTACTATCACTTCTGACCCAGTCCCCACCTGTACGATCTTAATACCCTCTTTATCTAGAACCGGCTTCAACAGCCTAACGACAGAGTCCCAATGGTCATATTTCCTTGAGTCTGTTTTATTCGGATGGTGCAGAGTGATGTATTTGTCAGCCGGAAGTGGGTAGTATTTTTCGTAGATAAAAGGTTTATCTATTTTAAGGCAACAATTTGATGCATAGGCTTCTAATATGTGCATAGCTCTAAATCTAATTTATCTTTTTTATCGTTATGAAGCCAGCTAGATAGGTTCTCTTGAATTGTTAAGAAAGGAACATAAGCGACCTCGAACCATCCTTTATGATTGCCATTTCCTTCCAGCCAAACCCCCTGCTCCATAGACCGACAAAAAGGAACCCACTTATGAACATGAGGATTCCCTAAGATAATATCCTTGAACTTATCCTCACAAGCAAAATAGAGATTGTAGTCAGGGTAAAGCCTGTTAATGCTTGGAAGCAAGCTGGTAGCCAAGTATACATCCCCAGCGTCCTTAGGGATTACCATTATAATGCGCTTACCCTCGTCGTCTTCGTCTAGATGAGATGAAAATTTGTCATCGCTGATTCTAAGTATTTTTTTATTTTTGTTGTCTATAGCGGTCTGCCTAAAGTAACTCTCAACATCTTGTCTGCTGTTTTTCTTTGACTCTAAAAGCTCCATCCAATATTTGTGACCATCGTCGTCTTCGTCAACGTGGGTCATGCTTAAAATTTTGTGATAAGCTTCTGTTAGCCACTGCTTATCCTCCTTGATACTGTTGTCTATGGGAATATAGGGGTTTATCTCTTCCTCCTCGCCCTCCCCAAAAACAGATTCGTCTACAAAGGGGGCATCGTCCACGAACTCACATATCTGTTTTCCTATAACAGGAGTATCGAAATTCAATAACACCCATTTTCTGGCCTGCTTGCCCATTTTAGTTCTTTCTTCATCAGTCATATTATAGACTTTACGAAGCTGTTCTAGGATTGACTCTGGCTTGGTGGAAGCTTTTCTAAACTCTGTGCCTTGCTCTCTGTATTCGGACCACTCTAAAGGTAAAGATGCGGCTTCTTCTACGCAAGAATCCACGCCACAGCTATAGTTGGTAACTAGCGTAACCAGTTCGGTTAGTTTCGCTTCTTGGATTGGGATCTCTTGACCACCGCTGGTGAATGGATGGCAATATACATCCATTAAGTTATAGACTTCATTTAATTGAGCCTCGGTTGCTGCTGTACCTATATTTACAGTTTTTACAGTTTTCTCCGACTCACACTTTTTACAGTCTAATACGTTTTTTGTATATGGTTGTACCTCATAGTGTTTACATTTGGCGCAGACATACGTTGTTAGTATATCCTCGATTGGTATATCGTATTCTTTTGCTAACTTAGGAATGCCCCAGCCTTCTTCGAAGCTTGTATGTAGCAACAGTTTCGCTTTCGCATTTGGGTGAGCCAACTTAAAGAGGGAAAACCCTTCTAGGAGGTTGGGTACAGATTTTCTTAATTGATTCCTAAATACAAAGCCAATGACAAAATTATCTTTAAGGTTAAATTTATTTCTAAGCTCATTCCTATTCTTTAATCTCTTAAAGTACGTACACTCTACTGCCCCTCTTACTGTTTTAACATGTTCATGCCCAAGTCTCCTAAGCTCTTGAGTTGCGAAGTTGCTCCATATCCAATAGTTGTTGACCTTTTTTGCTGTCTTAACGGCTGATGGCAAAATAGGTAAGGAATCAAGCGTAGTCCATATGCATGAAGTGATTTTACTAAACCATTGTTTAGGAACTGCGAAATCTACGCCCCAAATATCTTGTACTGCTATATATACGTCAGGTTTAAAGTCCTTAACGACCTCATCAATAAAAAGGGAACCGTAATTTACATCCCTCTGTATTGAGGGGTCTTTAGCTTTCGTCCCGCGTAGCTCGCCAGCAGGTGGTATGCATCCAACGCTTTTCCAAGGCGTTTTGTCAAGCATCACGTTATCTTTGTTCATACCGCAGCAATAGTGCAGTATCTCATATTTACCAGTCTTATACAAATAAGATAAAACAGCTCTGGCATTTCGGCCAAAGCCCGTTTTCATTAAAGCAAAGTCGCTTTGGAATAATAGCTTTTTCTTCTTCACACTTATTTAATTGTGACAGTTAACAAAGTTTTGTCAGTTTTCGCAAGTTTACCAATTTTCGTCATCCTCTAAAACATCTGAGATGTCAGGAGCTTTGACGGATGGAGTTTCTTTTTTATTCTGAGGTTTTTTTTCTGTACCTGAGTCTGGTGAGGATTCATTCGCAGCAGCTTGCTCGTCCTCCCATTTAAACATGGAAGCTAGGGTGTAGATAAAATATTCCTTTAGGTGTCTAGCCTCTGCAAAAGTTAAGCCTATGATAAAACCAGCTTTGTTGGTTGAGTCCTCCTTGTCTTCCTTGTTTACGGAGTAAGAAAATCCAACTCTGCCTTTAGCATTCGAATAGGGGGTGAATTTGAAGCGAGTAATCTGCTTCGGGGTGCTATGGTAAGCTGAAAATTCCCTATCGGATTCTATGCAATCTAAAATTGCCGCCACCTCATTACGGTTAAATTTAAATTGAGTGCTTGCAGCGGGATTCTCTTTATTAGCTTTGAACGAACCTGTTTTCGTCTTATCGTTCCAAGAGCTTTGTTTAATGAACGAACCAAAAAGTGATCCGTCTTTTACGCTGCTCCAAAAAGAACATGCGCTGCCTGTTCCTTTAGGGTTCGGTTTATAGAATTGTATTCTTGCCATTTTAGTTATTATATTTAATATTTATTTGTTTTTCCAGTTAGTTCCTAACTTCTGAAAGCTTTGTGTAAACGTGGCTATCTTGTACTGCTATTAGGTCAGCAAAGACAGCTTCTTCGACTTTTTTACCTTTTATTATTACGATGTTACCCTCCTCTGGGTACTTATCCCCATTCAAGCTTTTGCAGGTATTCAGCTTCTCGTTAAACATTAGAACCTTCATGATTCCAGTATCGTCGGATATAGAAGTCCTCAACATGCTGTTCCCTTTTTTTGTTTTACCTATATGTGGCTTTTCGAAAATAGTACCAATGAATGTAGATAGTCTACCTATGGGGCTATTTTCAACCTCTCTTATGCTGACTAGGTTGTCGGTTTTTTCTTCAAATATATCTTTTAAGCTGACTCCGTGGTTGTATCCTAAAAGCCTATTTTCATAATACCAATTAGCGAAACTTTCTGATTTTATATTCTGAGAATAAATTAATCTATAAAGTTCTGTATTTTTTCTAATTGTATTTATCCGGCTATCCTTGATGATAGGTCTGCCTTTCTCGTCTTTTAACTCTTCGTTTAAAGCTTTGACGCATTTAGTTAGGTCATAGTTGTACGTTTCAGCTATTGGCATTATGGCAATCTTTTCCCTTTCCGTTAGCTTGCTCCATACTTGAGCTTCGTAGACTACTTTTGTGCGAGACTGCTTGAAGCCCTCTAAAGCCCCAGCTTGTATGAGAGGGCATAATACAGGCAGCGTTAATCCAGCTTCATTTGCCCCTTGGAATATTTCAAACTTGTTTGCGTACTCCTTTCTGAAGTTCATTAACTTCTCCACCGACTTATCCGATATCCCTTTGATAGATAATAAACCAAACCTTATATTGTCACCTTCGATTTTGAAATCTAAGTCTGACTTTAAGATGTGGGGAGCCATAAGTTTAATTCCAAAAAGGTCTAACTCCCTTTCTATTTTGGCGATTTCGGTAATAGGATCGGGTTCATGCCTCGTCATTTTAAGTAGAGACAGAAAAAACTCTTTTGGATATTTGAATTTTAAATAAATCGTAGAAGCTGATAGGGCAGCGTAAGCTATAGAATGAGACTTATTAAAAGAGTAGTTAGCTGAGTCCTCCAAAACACTCCAGAGGACATCTCCCACGTCAACATTACCTTTATCCCCCATCCATTCACTTGTAAGCCTATTTTCCTCTACCTTATCCGCAATCTTCTCCTTCCATTCCCTTACTTGAGCCACTTTCTTTTTCCCGACTATACGACGCAAAATTTCCGCTTCATCTAATGTGAAGCCGATTTTGTGAGCCATCTTCATCATCTGCTCTTGGTAGAGACAAACTCCCCCTGTGCTTTTTAGAATATCATCAAAGAAAGGATGTATGGAATCGTAAACATCGTTATTAGAGTAGTTGGAATACTGATCAACAAAAGCTAGTGCCCCCGGTCTTCCTAAAGCTAACACCGCGCTCAACTGTTCTAGATTTTTAGGTTTTACTTTCTGGCAAACTCTGAAGTTGGTGTCAGCCTCTATTTGAAATAGGCCGTGTGGAGCTCTGAGGTCTTGCAGGTTTTGGTAAATGAAATTATCGTTAAGATCTATATCCTCAACGTCTATCCCTATCTCCTTACATGCGTTATCTACAACCGAGACGCTCCTTAGCCCCAGTATGTCAAGTTTTGTATTGGTTAGAGAAACCCAATTCATATCAAAGCCAGAGATAGGGTTCTTGTCTGAGGACAACTCCAAGGGGCAAGACTCCTCTAGTTTACCATAAGACAAAAGTATTCCGGAAGGGTGAACTCCTTTATTTTTAATTAGGTTTTTTAGTTTTAATGCTATTCTATAAACCTCCTCATTCTCGTTAAACCATTCGTCAAGCTGTTCAACTTCTTCTCTTGCTGTCTCAAGGTCAGTTACTTTCCCAAAAACCTTAGGTATTAGAGAGGAAACCACATTCATTTCAACCTCGGTTTTACTGCCTGCTATTTTCCCACACTCTTTTATAAGGAGCTTACTGCTAAGTTTATTAAGGGTTAAAATCTTTGCTGTCTTACCTTTGAATTTTTTCTCTAAATACTCTAAGACCTGTTGGCGCTTATAATAACAAACGTCAATATCTACATCACACATTAACTCTCCGTCTAAATATGTTATCCCTCCTACTACTTGTTTTTTTGCTCTGGTTTTAGATATAAACCTTTCGAAAAATAGGTCGTATTTAACAGGATCTATTTTAGTTACCCCAATTAAATACAAAACTAAACTACCGGCAGCAGAGCCGCGACCTTGTCCGACTGGGATGTTATTTCTGTGACAAAAGTGAACCACGTCCCAAACCAAAAGAATATAGTCGGTAAATCCTAATTCGTGAATAGTGTTTAACTCATACTTGCCCCTGTTTACGTAGTTGGGGTATTCATCTGGGGTCACTTCCTCTTTAATCCTCTTTATCCCTTCGTTACATAAGGACTTTAAGAAACTAAAGTTGTCGTTACCAGACAGTTTTACGCCTTTTTTGTTTGGCTTAAAATTTGGCAGTCTGACTCCGTGGATTTCTAAGTCCAAGTCGGAGAAGTTACTATTAAAAGTCTTTTCAGTCATTTTCAATCGCTCCTTCTATGTCTAATCTGTGAAGAACCTTTTTAAGCGTATCGATTGTATGCTTTTTAGAGAGCTTATAACAAACGTTAGCTTTATTCTTCTTCTCTCCTCTAGAAATAACTACCATAAAATAATCTAAGTTATCTTTTTCTAGTTTATCTTTTAAGTCCTCTAAGTAGTCTAAAGATGGCATTATATGTTTATTTGCATTTTTAGCTTGTTCCAGACTTTTATGTTTAAGCGTAGGTCAACTATAGCGTCATGCAGCTTATCATAATCATGTTCTATGTCAAACTCCTTGCCAAGAGCTGTTAGGTTACTTTTAACCCTTCTTCTCCTCGTGTTCAGTATTTTGTATTGGTAAAGACATAGCTCTCTATTGCTAAGTTTTCCTCCTTCATTTCTGAAAGGTATGTCATACTTGATACCCCTAGCCAAACAATTAGTATCTATTATCTTTTCTACTAAGTGGTTATAGCTCTCTCCCATGAATTCGTAATACCCTTTCAGCAAATATAAGTCAAATCCTAAAAAATTATGGCCAACTATATAGTCGCATTCATCAAACCAAGGTGACATTTGTTTGAAAGCCTCCTCTGGGCTGATAGCTTTTGACAGGAATTTCTTCTCGTTGTAACCAGTTATTCTAGCCGCTTCCTCTCCGACCTTTAAGTCTGTGTCCCATTTTATATATAGATCTTGAGAGTCGAGAATTTTGTTTCCTTTGTATTTTATTAGGCCAGCTTGCCAAGGGCGGTTTTGACAAAAGTTCAGGCATAAATTGTACGTCTCGAAGTCGCAAAAAGTATATACTTTATCTTGATTAAATCTAAGTAAATCTTTATTCATTGAGTAACTGTACGGTAGGGCCGTGTTTGTATTCTTGTATGTTCTTAACGCTGATGGTTCTATCGAAAATTAATATACCATTTTTAGTGGCTTTAACATCCCACTCTTTTTCCCGTAGATCCAATTCTGTTGAAAAGAATTGTCCGGCCCTCACCCACGATAAAGACCTTGAGGTCTTCTTCTCTGTATAGGGCGGGGAAGATTTTCTGCTATTGATGTGTACCTTGTAATCTGAATCTTTTTGAATTACTATATAGAAGTATGGATTATGTGGGGATTTTTTATTGTAGGCGATGCTGGCCTCGTTTCTAGAGCAGCAGTCCATTCTACTGTTTGGAAAAAAGCTATCTATCCTATGTTTAATGTTAGTGTTGTTTATTTTTTTGACAGGATAACCCCTCCCGTCAAAGCTTTTTATTTTAAGGGCTACTCCCTCCTCTGCGGGGACGTAAGTCCCATTGGGCCTAGTGAAGCAGGGGTCTTGATGCCATTCTTTTAGGGTTTTAGGGAACTTAGCCTTGTTTAAAAAAGAAGTGCGGCCTGCGGCTACCAAAGTCTCTAACCAGTCTTGTGGAGTTCCATCTCGGTGTTGAATCATGTCGGCAGGGGTAAAGAAGGCCGCTTCGTAAACGTCTAGATAGGACACAAGGCTATCTAAAGCGTGAAGATCCTTATGGCTTATAATGTTGTCAAAATCGGTATAAATAATATTATCATAACCTAGCCCTTCGGCTATGTAAGCACTCATAGAAAAATTACTAACACAAGCAAACCCATGCCTTTGGGGGTCAGCGTGAATTGATATCTCATTATTAGCATACCATATTGTGGCAGACTTGTCACTCGATAACAATACATTACCTTTTGCATTGTGAAAATAGTAATCAGAAAGACTCTGATACTTATCTCTTACTGGTGCTCCAGATACATGCAAGACATCGTACCCGAATTCTTTGAACCTGCTAATACATTCGACCATTACGGACTCCTTAGCTAGGTCAGAGCAGTAACTATTTACTGCAACTATGTTTCTTTTTTTTGTTTTATTGGTTCCTGTACTCACTTATTGACTGCCTCCTGACCTTGATTTGTCCAGTTCTCGAAGCAAAAAGTGTCCGAGGACATGTTGTTTAGCTGCGGTTTTTCTAATGTGCTTCTGTTGTTAATGCATCTAAAAGTTAAGTAGGCTTTAAAGTCTTCTTTGTTTTTATAAAAGACGCTTTGAGTGTTTACTTTTTCATACTTAGATGCAGAAGCATAATCTTCAACCAAGTCTTTTAGTATGTGATCATATGGTAGGTTATTGTTTTCTACAAAGAGCACGGGCTTACAAAAGCTAAAATCTGGAACGCAGCCGCGACTGCTAAAATTATTCTGAAATATAAAGGAATCATAAAAAGGAACTGCAAGTAAAAGGTCTTTGTCGCTCCAGTTATTCTTTATTGATTCAAAGTCAGTTCTTGACTCATAATAGAACCCTTCGATGGCAGCTTGGCTATAGATTTTGATTAACCTTTTGTACCCGTTCTTGTTTTTGCAAAAGATAATATACTTGCAGGAAGTCTGAATGGACGCCTCGTTCTTTTTATGAAGATCTTGGCAGACGGTAATCCTGACCCCAAATATAAGCTTAATCTTGAATTTGGCTAAGCTTGAGTAAGCTTCAAGAAACCCGCCCATAGAATCATCAACCAGATAGACCTCCTTCAAGGAGTTCTCTTGGGCTATTTGAGGGATCGAATCTGGGCCATTCGGCTCAGACTCAGACGCCAAAGTCAGTATACTCCTGCCTAAAGAATAGTGACTCTTGAATAATGGAATGATGTCCATGACTCCACTATAGTTGCCCGGGGATGTCTTGTCAAGTTAAAAGTCAAACAAGTCGTCTATTATGTCTATTTGCTTGCTTGGGTGGGGGTGAGCGGGACAGCCGTCATACCTCTTCTCTACTATCTTCTCACCTTTTTTTTGTTTCAAATTTTCTTTTTTTCTCGCTGATCTGATAAATTTAGAATCCTTATCTTGTAGCTCGTAATAGTCAAAAGCGTCTAGGTATGGGCATCTCCAAGTCTTGCCAGCCTTACACATCCAAGAGGACTTTCCGTCTTTGGCGTAATTGGTTCTCGCATCTTTCTCCGAAAATGAATTTATTTGTTTATAACAACTCTCTAAAAAGTATTCAAAACCTTCAAGTTCCTCCACTGTATAAACACATTGTTGTGCGGCTGACTTAGGAAACCTTAGAAATAGAAACTCAATAGTAGGTTTAAGTGTTGGCCAAAGTTTTAAAGAAGCTAAAGAGTAAGACATCGCTTGTATGTTTGCGGTAAGCTCTTCTCCTCTAAATTTCTGCTTACTGCTTTTATAGTCTACAATTTTGATGGTCTTATCTTTTTTGTACATTATAGGCTTATCCATGAAGCCTCGTATTTTGTATTTTGGTTTCTCGCTTACTACTAAGAACTCTTTTTCTGGGTCGGTGACCTTTCCCCCTTCTCCAAAAAAGTCATACCTCAGCCCAACTACAATCATCTTATTGATTAACTCGTAATTCTCCTCCGAGTTCATTGGCAGGTCGTGCTCTTTCGCGTCTTGGTTTAAATGTTTGATTATTAATCTTTTAATGGAGGGGCTTCCGTCTAAGCTGGAAGCTTTTGAGATTAATTCTTTATGTCGATTATGTTTCTTTTTTAGAATTAACTCAAATACTAAATGGCATATAGTTCCGCGCAAAGATCCCTCATTCTGTCTCTGGGGTATCTTTAGTTCGTAGTTACAATAGTAAGACCACGAACAGCTTTCTAAAGTCTTGATCCTTGACGCTGATAAGATTTTTTCTTTTTTCATCTCCACGGATTTCCGCTAACCCAGCTAATCATAGTATACCTGTTGCCGGACTCAACTTTGCAAACCTTGTGGAGTAAAAATGAAGGGAATACAACTACATTACCTATGCCTTTCTTCATGGTAACTTCGCCGCCTGTCTGTACTATTAAATCTCCCCCAGTATAATCCTTTGGATCGCTTAATTGAATAACAACGGTTAGCTTCCTCTTATTCTTTCCCGGCCCTATGTCTGGATGCCAGTCGTAATGCTTACCCGCCCCTTCGTATTCTGTAAATTGTAGATCCTCTGTAAAGCCGGTTATATCAACTTTGAATAGATTCTTGTTGGCTTCTTCGCAGCATTCCCTTATTAGGTCAAAGATGAATTGGGTATCTTCGTTTAGTGGGACCCATCTTACTACGCTATCCCTTACTTCGCTAGTTGAGTTTGCGAAGGTTGAAGCGGTTTCTTTGGGGAACCTTTTCCCAATCTTTATCATCTCCTCGCACTTAGCTGGGCTAAGAATGCCTTCGTACCAGTAATAGCTCAAAAGATCTTTGTCTTTCTCTTGCTCCTCCATTCCGAATATTCTATCATACTTACTCATAAAAAAAATCCTTCACTTCCTCCGTAGACATATCCCCAAAATCGTTATGGTGTCTAGGTAGCATGACTTCGACTTGACTTGGGTCAAAAAATTTTAATAGTTTCTTTTTTAGTTTGTGTGCCGCTATGCTTCCGGTCTGCCTCTCGTCATTATTTAGAGATATTGTAATTTTATCTGGGTCAAAGCTTAATAGCTGATTAAAAACTTCGCTACTTATGTCTACCCCAAATATAACCATACTGTTTTTTATTCCAGCGGACCAAAGTGAAAGCATGTCTCCGATACTTTCCAGTAGGATTACCTTATTGCAGGATTTTATATCCTTATAATTTACTTGTAGTGGGTACTTCCATTGGCTTTTGTCTCCCATATGTTTCCATTTTATTTTACTGCTATCGGTTATATCTCTACCCGTGTAGCCTATCACTTCTTTTTGCTTGTTGAAAATTGGGAACACGTACCTGTTTTTGAGTTGGCCTGCGTCAACTATGCCCCCTTGGAACAAAGATAAAGTTTCTTCCGCTACCCCCCTGTTTACCCAATAGGTATGGTCTGGGGTTATATGTTTTAATGATTCCTTGTTGAATTTTCTAGCCTCCTTTACTTTAGGTTTGTCGTCCTCGTTGGTGCGGGTCTGGTTTAACCCCTTGTTCCTTATCCAGTTTGACGCTTCAATCGTGGTAACCTTCAAATGAATTTGAACCAACCTTTGGAATGAACCTTTTTCGCCAACGCCCCAATCATTGAAGTATCCAGTATCTTTCTTAACGCTTAATGAGCTATTATTGCTAGACTCTCTGTAAAGAGGCCTCATCCTGTACTCTCTACCGTTATCTAGGATTTGGGAGTATCCTAGCTCAGATAATACTTCCTTTATAGTCATTTAGTATACCTTCGTCTCTGTTCGTGTTAATTGCGAAAGCTGTTTTCATTGGCACCTTATTACCGGCAGTCCCGACAGGTTTAATATCGTTCACAAGAACCCTTGGCCCAGCCATTAAGTCAAACATAATTCTATCATACCTTATGTCGTAATGCTTAAGCATTTTTATAGTATGTGGTGCGTGTTTGCTATCTCTTGCCGTAGTTAAAACTATGGTATCATTATCTGGTATAGAGTTAAGAAACTCAATACTAGGTGTTATGGGTGTTTCTATTAGGTGGCTATCATGACCTTTTGCTTCAATAGCTTCATCTATTTTATCGTTGGAATTATGTTTAACGATAGTTCCGTCTATATCAATAAACCATGTTTTGTCTGTTGATTCTTTAGTTTCGGTTTTCATATTAGTTCGTCGTCGTTATCTTCTGGGTGTCTGTCTTCTAATGTATGTTGTTCTCTTTGTCTTTGCACTATAGTCTCAAGAGACCCCATCTCTTCGCAATTGAAATTCTCAACTGAAAAGTTTAAGTAGTTGTACGTGAATCTTTCAGATCCGTCTTCCACCACTCTCCTCACTAGGTCTTGATGCCCTGCCGCGTCTCTTCCTTGGAATCTGGATTTTATAGTCACTAACTTATGAGTACCGAACTCTTCTCCGTCTAGGGCTATTTCGTCTAAAGTTTTTCTTCTAAAAATGCCGACGTAACTGGAAAACCATTGGAGCCTGTCTGACAGGGCGATTACAGAGCTATCGTCGACAACGGTATTTGAATTTCGGTTATGGCTCTCGCCTTGCCTGTTAAGCTGCATTGCTGTTATGACAGGACATTTTAATTCTTCGGAAAGTCTTTTTAGTTTGTCAATCTTTTCACCTATTGCTTGATGCTCTGCCCAATTTCTGTCTACCTTCTCGCCGGTAAGCTTAACGTAGTCGTACCCTATTATACAGCCGTTCCCTCTGCCTACTGTTTTATAGTACCACCTTTTAACAATATTGCAAACTTGATCTATGTCTTTACTGCCGACATGAAAGTGAGTGTAGTCGTAGCTCCTTACTTCTTGAAGAGCTTCTCTCACCTTTGTTATCATTTCTTTATTCTTACGCCAGTTACCTGTTTCCAAAAACCAAGAAGGAACTCCAGAAATTGCCGCCGCCATTCTGAATTGCATTTCCTCCTTGCTCATTTCGGTATCCAAGATTAAGGCTTTTACCTTATTCTTCTTAGCGGTTTTCATAAGAAGATCGTTTATCCAAGTTGTCTTACCTTGTCCCGGTCTAGAAGCTATTGCGTAAATGTTTCCGGGACGAAGCCCTCCATAAAGCCTGTTAAACTCTTCGTAAGATGTTAGGTAGCCGGGGTCTCTCTCAGGATTGTTTCCCCTGTCTTCAATGAGTTCAGACATATTGTCGAACAAATTGGAAGGCTCTGCCTCTCCTGTGTATTCGTATATCTTATCACTGTATATGTTATCAGCCTTAGCTATGAAATCTGTTAGAGTATTATCTCCTTCTTTTCTGGCGTGCTCGACAAGGTTTCTTCCTGTTAGTTCTGTGTTCCTTCTTACAGTTAGCTTTATTAACTCTTTGGCGGAGTTGATGGTTCCCTTCTTGTTTATCTGAGCGAAAGATATACTTTTGATATAACTGAATACATCTATTTCATCTTTAAACCTTATGCCTAAGTTTACTATCTTTTGAGCAATTATTACATCGTCTAATTTATCTTTTGAAAACTCTCCTTCTAGGATTATAGATCTAATAACTTTAAATATTGTGCTATGAAGCTCGCTGTAAAAATCTTCATGAGTTACAAATCCATCAAGATCCAGAAAGGCGGAAGGGTGATTAATGATTCCCCCTAAAACATGTTTTTCGATACGTAAAGAATATATATTGGACATCAATCTAATTAGATCAAGAAGTTATCCTACCTCGACGGGGCTTCGGTGTCAAATAAAATCCGTCTCGTCGTCCTCATCCTCTGGAATTTCAAAATCGTCAAGAGGATCTTCGTCTCCTGTGTCAACAGAAAGGGAATTTAGCGTTGATTTTATGCTTATCTTATTTAAAGCTTCTGCCCAATTTGAAATAAACATCTGAAGGGCCATAGCGTCTTTGTTCGTGTCAAATTTGGTATGAACGTTTGGATTCCCCATCTCGTCATAAAGGAAAAGAGCGAAACCTCCATCGGAGAATTCGTTTAACTGCTTTAATGCAGACGGAGGTATTGTGAACCCCTTGCTTTCCATAGTTTATATTACACATATTAGAGTGATATATCAAACTTTTCCTTTACGAAGGATTCTGACAAGTCGTCTACTTCGTTGTATTCTATAGTAAGTAAAGCAAAACCGTTCTTTTCTAACCAATCTTCTTTTTTTACATCCCTGCTTATAGACTGGAAATATCCATATCTTGAGTTGTGGAAAAACTTATTAAATGAACTGTGCTGCTGCCCGTTTACTTCTACCGCTATGTATTTAGTGATGTTAACTATGTCTACCTTCATTCTACTTCCAAAGACTGGGAACTCTTCGTAGACTATATGATGCTCCCAAAAAGTTTTTAAGAACTGTTTTACTTTGTATTGAAGTTTGGATCTGGAGTTGCCGCTCCAGTCTATTAAACATTTTGAAACATTTCTGTTTACAAGTCTGCCGCTTGTGTTGTAGAGTTTCAAATGAGTTCTTTAAACTTGTTTGACAGGAAATCTAAAAGCTTATCGTTCCCCGCTAAATAAGCCCAAAGATTTCTTTCTCCTTGGAACTTTTGTTTGATCTCAATCTTTTGAGACTCTACCTCTTCTACTAAATCATCTGAAAAAACATACCATGCCCCCGACTTTTTAAGGAACTCAAACTGTAGTAAAAGCATATAAATTTCGACTTCCCTCCATATGGCCCCTCCTTGTTGGGA